AGTAAATGAAGAAGTCATAAGACTCCTTCTTCATATACTCTATCTCTACTCCATTCAACAACGGTATCAACTTGTTGATACTCCTACGTTGACTACCAACAACGATCCCTTAAGGGATTCAATGCGTTGGGAAACCGCTGAGTTTTAGAGGGTTGCTTAACACTTCTTGAAGTGTTAGTAAACCTTCATTGATGAAGGTTAATAGTTCGACTAGGAGTCGAGGTGGGGGATTGTCCCGACTTGACCCTTAGCAGTTTACCTGCTACTACTTCTGTCGGTTGATACTCAACCGTAGCTAACCACCTTAGTCTCAGAGGGTTAACCTCTGATACTAAAAGCTGAACTTTAAGCCAGAATCTTAAGAGATTCTGAGGTACGGGGTCTGAGGAATCTGTTTTGGAACGTAGTTCCAAGCGGTCTATACTATATATAATCCCCAAACTCTGTATGACTCAGCTTTTTTTGCGTTGCGGCACGGGGTAATCCTGGGATTTATCTGATCATAGGCTGTCTATAAGGCTTAGTGTGGTCAAAAAAATAAATTAACAATATGCATTAGGGGGTTGACTTTGTAAATTTTTTGTTGTAACTTCGCTAAAGCAATTTAGGAACGAAGCCAGACGGTACATAAACCCAATGGGCATTTTTGCGTAAACGCAGAGACAAAGTAGCTTAATGTTGTGGTGGCGCAAAGACTGTCCTTTTAGTTTTTAGGGTTTAAACACAAGAAAGCATATAGGCTTCTTTGTTTATCTTTGTGATATGAGAAAAGAAGACAATATTATCTGTTCGGTTTGTTTATTAGCTAACATCAACCTGTGCGGTTGCCAGTGATATGCGTGTTAAGAAGCGTAATTACAAAGAAGAGTACAAGAAGTTTGGATCTGGTGGCAGGGCGAAGAAGAAACGCGCTGAGTTAAACCAGTACAACCGAGAGAAAGGAACCTATGGGAATGGGGACAGCCTTGACGCGTCTCATAAAGGTGGTAAGATTGTAGGTTTTGAGGCTCAGAGCAAGAATCGTGGGCGGCGAGAGAAGTCCCGATTGAAGAAAAAGAAATAACTTATATTTGCCTTATGAAAGCTAAGAAAGCATATAAAAACGGCGGTAAGCTGAAGGGTAAAAAGGGTGTAGCTAAAAATGACACCTTAGAAAGAAGTAAGGATCAGGTTATTAAGAATTATGAGGATCAAATAAAGAAAAAAGATTTTGGCCCAGGAAGATCTGATTACATTAATCAAGAGAAAGCCGCTCAAGGTCCTTTGAAGAAGCTTAAGTCAAAGCGTCCTGGAAATTCTCTTGGAGTTATTCCAACGGCAAAAACAAAATCAGGCACTATAAAGAAAGGTAAGGCTGTCATTCCAGTACCTCCTACTAAAAAAGAAGCAAGGAAAGCCAGAAGAAAAAAGCGTAACTAATGGCTACACTGAAAGTAACTTTAAAAGAAGAGCTCGTTCTTAACGGTAAGGACGTAGGTAATGAGAATTTTCTGTCAGTACCTGGGGTTACTCAGTCTTTTGGCAGGATCGTAACGCTACCTAATGGAGGTACTGCTACCGTAGCGGTCATTAAATCTGCGGTAACTACTTCTGCTGGTGCTCTTGATGACGGAGACGTAAAGTATATCAGGATTACTAACCTAGACGCGGATAACACTGTAACGCTTTCTTTGCAGATATGCCCAAATGCTAATGACGCTACGGATCAGGCTGTTTTATTATTACAGCCTGGTAAAAGCTTTATGATGGGGTCCACTGTTGACTCTATAGGTATTGACGGCGATCATACAGCGGGTCCTACTTTAAATGATTTAGAAAGCATCAAAGCGATTAACAACGCAGGCAGCGACACGACGCAGTTAGAGGTATTTATAGCCAGTTAATATTATGAAGATTAAAAAGTATAACAAAGGAGGGAAGGCAGCTCTTTACGACATGGTAAACAAGTACGAAAAAGGTGGTAGACCATCTAAAGCAGATAGGAAGTTTAAGCGTAAGATTAAAAAAGCTTACAATAGAGCTGGAGCAGGTAAAGGCACTAGCGCTGTGCTTGAATCTTTATCTGATTACGGAAAAAAGCCTAAAAAACGATTGGGGACTGGAGCTGCCGCTGGTATTATGGCTGGAGCAGGCATGGGTGCCGCTGCTTTGGGTAAGGCTATTTCAAAAGCAACTAAGAGACTTAACGATAGCGGCAGGTATGGAGTGAACGAAAACCCTACAATGCGAGATATTGTAAAGGAAATGTTCAGAGGTAGCGAATAAGCTATGATTACAAAAAAGAAAGACCAGTTAAAACCTAGGTATGCTAAAGCCAAGGACAAAGAGCAATCTCCAGAGGAGAGGCTTTCTGGTGCTTTAAGAAGTCAAGGGCGGGGGCCTCAGGACTTGCTTTACATGCTTGAGTCTATGAGATCGCCAACGGCTGTTGAGAGAAGAACCCAGATGTTTGATCCTAGCGCTAGATTTTCCCCCAGGGGAAGAGCTTTTGAGAAAGACGGATCTGTAAGATATCAGGCTCCTTCTGAAGTGGAGGGTGAGTACAGAACTCAGGGGGTTATTCCCAGCAGAGGAGACATCTCAGGGATTACTGGAGGTAGAGGAAGGACAAGTTCTAAAGGTCAAATTCAAGTAGCCAAGATGTTGCGAGACCCTGCTGTCATGAGGTACTTTATGGATCTATATGGAAAAGCGGGAAAACAAAGAAAAGCGGAAACAGCTTCCTTAAACCGTAAAAAGAAATCGGCTCTTGAATGTCTTCCAGATAAACAAGGCAAAGTTCCCGCTAGCTGTAAAGGTTCTAAGGCTGCTTACAATTAATGGGTAGTAAAAACTACTTTAACCCTCGGTTGAAACGAATTAACCCTGCATCTGTTGCGGAAAAAAATAAATTCAATGAAGCTAAGCAGAAATCTAACGCTAAAGGAGGTGGTAAAGTCAAACACAGCCACCCGCCTGGGGATAGACAATAACCCCGATGACTGGGGTATTGAAAACTTAAGGGCTATAGCGGAGAATATCTTTCAGCCTATACGGGATCACTTCGGTGTGCCTATTGGGGTTTCTTCTGGGTATAGAGGAAAAGACTTAAATAAAGCTATTGGAGGTAGTAAATACTCTCAGCATATGACAGGGGAAGCCCTTGACCTAGACGCTGATATGTACGGCAAGATAACTAACGCCGATATATTTAAATTCGTCAAGAATAACCTGCACTGGGATCAGATGATATGGGAGTTCGGGGACGATGAAGAACCTAACTGGGTCCATATATCATATAAACCATCTGGAGGTAATAGAAAACAGATTAAAAGAGCGTACCGCGATTCTAAAGGAGTTCACTATAAGGTTGTTTAAAGTGAATTATAGAAACGCTGTACCGCCATTCTGCCTTTCTGCGATAGCGCATATCTTACACGGTAGTTAAACTTAGTCTCGTCACGGAAGAGATGATCTTCCGCTGTCTGCGATGGTGTTAGTTTATCGAAGTGCTTGTACAAATACCCGTCTTTTACCATAGGGTATATAAGTCTGTCGGCTAGATTATCTTTATACATACCATACTCTTCAGCTGCGTACCGTATAGTAAAAAACTCTAAGTCGTAAACCCACAGCATAAACTCTAACCAGTTCCCAGGTATCCCGTTAGTAGTTATGAAGTCCGCTTTAGCGTTGCGCAGATGCTTTAGATAGTTGTGTTTTACATACCTTTTTTGAAGCTTTGACACCTCTCTAAATAGTTTTGACTTCTTTACTTGAGACTTTGGCATAATAAAGTTTGTATCTTTGAGATATAACAAAGTTAAACCATGAAAGCAAACGATACCCAGTTTTTAGCTGAGATGTACCATTTAGTAAAGAAAATGGAGGAGGTTATAGATGAGTATGACGTAAAGCATAGGGTGTTAGCTTCTGTGGTTATAGGTCTCTTTGATAAAGAAGCGATTGACGAAGAAGAGGAGACAGCCGAAGTAAAAACTATGTATAGCTTTAATTTACAGAACAAAGAAGAACTTGATATGATAAAGGGCCTGATGGATGAGATGTACAATCCTGAAGACAACGACCCCCTTGATGACCTACTAGGCGATCTAGGCATATCACTAAATTAAAAACAATGGAAGGTCTTATTAGAAAGATAATAGTAGGGAGAGATCCCAAAAATGGAATGGCTTACTATGTAGGTATGCGAGCAGGCAGCGGAAACGTGTCAGCTATAGTAGAAGATGAAAGAACGCTTGTGAAACACGGTAAAAAGCGATACCTTGTGTATATAGAAAACGAAGACGGCAACGTACTTTGGAAGGCGATAGATGAAATGCCTTGTGTATTAGAATTTGACTTAAGCTTTTAATTAATGAGAACATTTAATTTGTTTATTGTCGAGCTAGAAAAGACAATAGACGATACCATTACAACGAGTAGTGGTTTAGAGTTGTACGTAGACAATCGATTTAATGAATTTGAAAACAGAATTACAGAAGGTCCTGTCGTCTCTGCGCCATTTAAGTATGAAACTGGCGTCAATCCTGGCGACACGCTTTACTTCCATCATCTCGTGGTTATTAATGAAGGTCAACCGCTTACTGGTGATGATAATCACTACCTTGTCAGGTATGATGAAGATCACGCTATCAATAATCAAGCTATTGCTTTTAAGGATCAGCGTACTGGCGATATCCACCCTCTTGCGGGTTGGAGTCTTCTTGAGGCTATCGAAGAAGAAGCCGTTCAAGAATCGGAAATTATCGAGGTTGTCAAACTTGATGAGAAATTACCAACAAGAGGTAGGGTCGCATTTACGTCTGCTGGGATTAAAGAAGCGGGCTTAAAAATAGGCGATGTAGTAGGGTTTAAAGAAAACCGCGACTATAGGATTACTATCGACGGTAAAGAGTACTACCGAACAAGGATAGAGGATCTTATGTACGTAGAAATTTAATTAAGATGTACGAAATGGACAAAGAAGAGCTCTGGGGTATCCTAGAGCAAGAGAAGTGTTTTCTTGCCGACGGCTTTGACGATGCTGTTATAGGTGTTAGCTACGGCCCAGATCAAGTGGCTATATACGATATAGGTAAAGTCGTAGAAATTTTATCTGAAGATATGTCGCACGAAGACGCTGTAGAGTTTTTTGAGTATAATATAGCTGGCACTTATCTAGGTCCTAAAACACCCATGTTCGTTTTTACTCATGGCTAGTAAGTTTACCACAGTAAGCGCTGCCAAGCGGCTGATGGACAGCATGGAGGTAGCTATCGATAATATGATTGAGGAGGTAAAGAAACCCGTCGATCCAGAAGCGGGAGGGTCGGCGCGTAAGGCGGAGCTACAATCCATAAAGCAAACGGCTATCGACTGTAAAGAGCTTTTGGTGGAGCGACAGAGGTTAGAGCAAATGGTGAAAGAACTAAAGACAAATGGAGGAATTGAAGAGCAAAAAGACTATTCAGGAGGTTTTGCAGAAAGATTTTCTAAATAACCAAACGATCAGCGACTATTACTTAAACGAAAACTACTGTGTGATTTACACGCCTTCGTAGCTCAGCTGGATAGAGCAACGCCCTTCTAAGGCGTCGGTCACAGGTTCGAATCCTGTCGGGGGTACAAATTAAATTAACAACTATGCCAGACTTATATTGCCCAGATTGCGGAAAAGAAAGGTTCGAAAAGAGCTTGACTATGCGCGTTAAAGACGGAGAAACCTATTATGTAGAAGGGGAATGCGAATGCGGTTCTCAAATGAAACTTACAAATCCTAAGTCGGGAGTTCCGAATCTAGGAAGGATGAATCCTCACGGACAGAGTTATTGATGTCAGTCTTAATAGATATAGAAGGATATGAAGATCAAGGGATTAAGATCGACCCTGACGGTTCGACAGGAGATGTCATCGAGTTACATGGGCTTCTCCTTGTTCTCCCAAAAAAACCACCTAGATCGAAGATTCTCTTCCATGACCAACCAAAGAAGTTGCAGATGTGGAAGCGCATACCTATGCCAGAAGAATTGCAAAGGCTTAGAAGTATGGATGAGTGGCACGAAAAACCAGGTGAGTTCCGCAAGAAGTTTTCTGCTTACATCGAGGAAGAGTTTCAGCGTCGCCGTAACGGTGTTTGGTTTTACAATAATGGCATCCCTACGTATATTACAGGGCGGCACTATATGTTTTTACAATGGTCTAAAATTGATATCGGATATCCTCAGTTCTTGCAATTTCAAAGAGAAATCTTTCTCCACATGCTGGCGTGTGAGTCTGACCCTCGTTGTTTCGGTCAGCTTTATACTAAGTGTCGCCGTTCTGGGTATACTAATGTCTGTAGTTCTGTTCTTGTTGACGAAGCTACTCAAGTTAAAGAAAAACTTCTCGGAATACAGTCGAAGACTGGTAAAGACGCTCAGGAGAATATATTCATGAAAAAAGTGGTCTCTATATTTAGAGGCTATCCTTTTTTCTTTAAGCCTATCCAGGATGGTACTACAAACCCCCGTATGGAGCTGGCATTTAGAGAGCCGTCTAAACGTATTACCAAAAACAACAAGACTTCTTACAGAGGAGACGCTCTAAACAGCACTATTAACTGGAAGAATACCACTAACAACGCTTATGACGGTGAGAAGCTGCATATGTTATATCTTGATGAAGCGGGGAAGTGGGAGAAACCGACGGATATACGCGAAGCCTGGAGGGTAGAAAGGACCTGTTTAATCGTAGGTAAAAAAATAGTGGGGAAAGCCCTTGTAGGCAGTACTGTAAACCCCATGAACAAAGGGGGAGAAGAGTATAAAGGGCTGTGGCAGGATTCCGATCCAGAACAAAGGAATGCTAACGGCAGAACCCGATCAGGTCTTTACAGGATATTCATCCCTGCTTATGATGCTTTAGAAGGGTTTTTTGACGTTTATGGTCAGTCCGTTGTCGAAGACCCACCCGAAAACGTACACATACATGGTATAGACGGTGAGCCTATTACCGAAGGCAGTAAAACTTACCTGAAAAACGATAGAAGATCTTTTAAAGATGACCCTTCGGAACTTAATGAGGTTGTAAGGCAGTTCCCTTTTACCGAGGACGAGGCATTTAGGGACAGCATTGAAGGAAGTTTATTTAACATAGGCAAAATATATCAGCAGATAGAGCATAACGAAGAACTGTTCCCTAACCCTGTGGTAAGAGGTAATTTTATCTGGAAAAAAAAAAATAAGTATTGATTCATTCTAATTTTTGCAAAGCCTTGACTGGATTTGGCCTGGATGCCTGACTCTGACAAAAGAAACGTAAAAGCTTTAGAGAGAGGTAAAAAAGTCGCGCCTTTTAAAGACTTTGGTTGCGGAGGAGTTGACTCTTATGACTTAGACGCTACGGTAGACGGCAGGGGATCTAAAGGTGCTTTACATATGTACAATAAATTTTCTATGGATAGGCCATCGAATATGTTTGTTGTGGAGTATGCCTCTAGACCTGACTTAGCCAAGATATTTTACGAAGACGTCCTTATGTGCGCTTTCTTCTACGGTTACCCTTTATTGGTCGAGAACAACAAATATGGTATTGTAAGGTACTTTGAGGCCAGGGGGTATGATGGGTATTTAATGGACAGGCCAAGACACTTAGGTTCGTCTAGTTCTAAAGTGAATGTAAAAACAAAAGGTATACCCTCTAACTCTCAAGATGTTATCCAGTCGCATGCTCAATCAATAGAGACCTATATTCATCATCATGTAGGGGTTAATTACGAATCGGGTGAAATGGGAAAAATGTATTTTAATAGCACTATGGAAGACTGGATTGGATTTAAGATAGACAAAAGAACAAAGTTTGACCTTACTATCAGTTCTGGGCTAGCTTTATTGGGTGCTCAAAAATCAAAAGAAAAAAAGCCAAAAACCTTTACTGAGAGCAAGTTTTTCAGAAGATATAAGGTCAACGGATGATTTGTTATATTTGCAGAATATGCCTAGCCCTTCAAGATTATTATGAACGAATACAACAACAGTAAGAAAGGCTCGTTTCCTGATCCATTAGCAGGGTCAGAAGTAAAACAGAGTAAAGCCTATGGGTTGAAGTATGCGAAAGCGATAGAAGCTCAGTGGGGTAAAATGGGGGAGTCTAACTCCTTGTACGGGAGAAGAAATACAGTTTTTGAAAGAAGTCGAGACTATGCTAACGGAACTCAGGATACCAGTATATACAAAAAATTACTTAATTCCTTAGATCCTAACTCAGGAGACGGTAGCTTATTGAACATGGATTACACTCCTGTTCCTATTCTTCCGAAGTTTGTCCGCGTTGTTGTAAACAAGATATTATCTCGAAACCCTTATCCTAACCTGGAGGCTATAGATCCTTTATCTTCTTCAGAGAAGAACAACAAGAAGAGAGAGGTAGAGATACAGGTAGAAGCGAAAAAAGAGTTGCAAGCTCTTAAGGAGCAGACGGGTATGGTTATTGGTCGGGATCCTGACAAGTTACCAGACACCTTAGAAGAAGCTGAAATACTTATCGGAGCTAACGTAAAAACCGACGCGGAAATAGCGGCTCAGATAGGGACTAACATGACTCTTTCTTGGAACAACTTTAACGACGGCGTTTTCAGGAGGAGTGTAAACGATTTAGTAGCTTTAGGTTTAGCGGTTGTGAAGAGAAGCAACGATCCTAACGAAGGCATTAAAACGGAGTATGTTGACCCTTGCAACTTTATACATAGTTATACGGAAGACCCTAACTTCGAAGATCTCATTTATGCGGGCCATGTAAAGCAGGTCTCCATAGCGGACCTTAAAAGGTTGGCTGGACACGAGCTTGAAGAAGAGGATTTTAAAAAGATTGCATCGGCAGTAAAGAACAAATCTGGTAACGACCCCTCTGCTCTTAACAGAACTAGCTATAACAACAACCTACAGAGAAACGAAAACGGGTACGACCAGTATATGGTTGACATTTTGGACTTTGAGTTTATATCGGTTGACTGTATTTATTTTGAGGAAAAAGAAAATAGGTTCGGTAATGTAAACTTCTTCATGAAGGGGTTTGACTACGAGGAAAAACAGGGTAGTGTATTCCAAAGGACTCCCAGTAAGATGGAGTTAAAGGTCGTTTATAGCGGCACCTATATAATGGGCGGGTGTGACATCCTGTTTAATTATGGCAGAGCTAAAAATGTTCCTAAGAATATCCACGATATATCTAAAGTAAGTCTTTCGTATTCTGCTATAGCTACGAATCTTCGCAATATGATGCCTAAGTCTATGGTTGATTCATGCACTGGGTTCGCTGATATGTTGCAGCTTACACACCTTAAGATTCAGCAGGCTATCGCTAAGGCAAAACCAGACGGTCTTATAATTGACATCGAAGGGCTTGAAAACGTACAGCTAGGTAAAGGAGGTGACTTACAACCTTTAGAGCTTCACGATATATACGAACAGACGGGTGTATTCTATTACAGAAGCAAAAACCCTGAGGGAGGTTTTCAGAACCCTCCTGTCAGAGAAATTGGAAATTCTATACGTAATGTAAACGAACTTATTGGCCTTT